CTGGATCACCAGCACTCAGCGCCGTAAGGGAAACCGCAACACGTCGAACATGTACCAGCTGAATATTGCGAAGCTTCGTGCTGCCGCTCAACCGTCAGATTCTGACGCATCAAAATCTGACACATCAAATTCTGACCGGTCAAAATCCGACGCATCAAAAACCAACACGAATACCGGTTTTCACCCGCCAGAATCTGGGGGGGATCCGTTAGTAAATTCAAAACAAGATCCATCAGATAATAAAACCTCTTGTCAGCCTGCTGCGCAGACCGACGCCGAAGTTGAAATTACTGATCAAGCCAAACAGGCACTGAAACACCTGAACCAAATCACCGGTTCACGCTATCAGCCCGCTAATAGCTCACTGGAAAACATGCGTGCCCGTCTCCGTGAAGGCCACACCCTGGAAGAACTGCAACTGGTTATCGAATACAAGCAGGTTCACTGGGGCGACTCTCCAAAAATGGCTGAATATCTGCGCCCGGCAACTCTGTTCCAGCCAGCCAAGTTTGAAGGCTACCTGCTCAGCGCGACCAAATGGGCGAAGAGTGGCCGTCCGGGCTGTGTGAACGGAAAGTGGACTTCTGGCAGTGACGTTGCAGTTGATACCGCAGAGCGAGACGCGGCATACCGCCGGTTCATCAGCGGCGTTGCGGCGAAGAAGGCACCGAGTACGCTGGAAAAAATGGTGTGCACAGAGGCCAGCAAAGCCAGCGTCCGCAGCATGCGCGCTGATTTCGCCATTACGACGTGGGCCAAGATTTGGAAAGACTGCGCCCAGCGCCAGCAGGGAGTGAAAGCATGAGCTATCAACTGATTTATGCAGATCCGGCCTGGCAGTATTCCAACAAAGTAAGCAATGGCGCAGCGGGTGACCATTACAGCACCATGCCAACCGAAGAAATGAAGCGCCTGCCGGTTTGGTCAATTGCTGATGAAAACGCGATTCTTGCGATGTGGTACACCGGAAACTTCGCCTCAGAAGCGGTTGAGCTGGCGCAGGCCTGGGGCTTCAAGGTCAAAACCATGAAAGCTTTTACTTGGGTCAAGCTCTACGAGCAGGCGCGCGGACGTATAGAAAGGGCGCTGGCAGATCAGACCATGCTCGATTTTGAAGATTTTCTTGATGCGCTTAGCACCGAAACGGTGATGAACGGCGGCAATTACACCCGTGGCAATAGCGAAGATGTTCTGATCGCCACACGCGGCGCCGGGCTTGAACGCCTCAGCGCCAGCGTTAAGCAGGTCGTTTACAGCTGCCGTGGCGAACATAGCGAAAAGCCTGCCGAAGTACGCTTCCGTCTTGAAGAGCTTTACGGTCAGGTTTCCCGCATCGAGCTTTTCAGTCGCGGTGAAGCTGCTGGCTGGCATCACTGGGGCAATGAAAGCCCGTTCAACGATATCGAGCTGGTACCAGCGACCTTTACCACGATCTCCCCGGCGCGTAACTCCCGAGTCAAGGTGCTGGCTGGTCATTACCTGGCTGTTCCTGCTGGCGCTGAAAACTTGAAGGAGGTGGCTGCGTGAGCGAATTCCAGAAAATCTGGCTGGCTGCTTATAACGGTTGGTTGACAGCCGTCTCCCCGGAAGGGGAGCTGCATCCCTCTGATTACACCGCGGCGCGGGAACATGCTGATGCTGTGCTGAACAGCCTGATCAAAGCAGGGGAGGTGAACTGATGATCCACTATCACGGCGGACCTATCACCCCGGATACCTGCGCGATGCGGGCCTGGTCAGGTGGCCATGCATTCATTTCTTTTGCCAATTCAAGTCAGCTCGGGCTGGCTTCCGAAATCTGCCAGTCATTCGCCTTAGACAATGGCGCGTTCTCTATCTGGAAGAAAGCAGGCAAAAACAAAATCGACTGGTCAGATTATTACGACTTCGTGGAGCGCTGGAAGAATCACCCTGGTCTCGATTTCGCCGTCATTCCTGACGTTATAGACGGCGGCGCGGCGGAGAATGATGCGCTGCTGGCTGAGTGGCCACACAGTAAATTTACCGGTTGCCCGGTTTGGCACATGAACGAAAGCGAAGAGCGTTTTATCCGGCTTTGCCATGAGTACCCGCGTGTAGCCATTGGCAGTTGTGGTGAGTATGACGTGAAATCACCGCTTAAAGCCGTGGCCCGTATGAAGGACATCATTCGTCACGTTGTTGATGCTCATAGCCGGCCAATTACCAAACTGCATGGTCTCCGCATGCTGAATAAGGACATCTTCACCAAACTGCCGCTGGCGTCAGCTGACAGCACCAACATTGCCCGCAATATCGGAATTGATAGTGCGTGGAAAGGGACGTATTCACCTCAGTCAAAGGAAACCCGCGCATATGTGTTGGCGGAGCGCATCGAATCCTTCAACAGCACCGGCACATTGGAATATTGCGAAATCCGGGACCGCTTCAACATGCAATTGCAGATGGAGGTCTGAAGCTTATGCGACTGATTTTGCCATTCCCGCCAAGCGTCAACGGTTACTGGCGCTCCACCCGAAAGGGCGTGCTAATCAGCGAGCGCGGGCGGATCTTCCGGTCAAATGCGCTGGCGGCGATTTATCAGCAGTTGCGCAGCCGTCCGACGGCGCTACTCACCGAACTGGATGTGCATCTGGTTCTATTCCCGCCGAGCAGGGCAAAACGCGATTTAGATAATTTCCAGAAGGCGCTGTTTGATGGCCTGACCCATGCGGGGATCTGGAAGGACGACAGCCAGGTCAAACGCATGACAGTTGAATGGGGAGAGGTAACGAAGGGTGGTAAGGCAGAAATAACGATTACTGATTTCAAAACCACCGGTGTGCAGCCGGTTTAACGTGTGGAGTGATTATGTCGAACGGCTTTCCTCTGGAAAAATCTAGCCGCGATATTGCCAGGCTGGTGAAGAGTAAGCACGGCGACGTGAAGCGATCAGCCTTGCGTCTCGCGTCTCGCGGGGTTATCAGCGAACCATTGATATGTACCCCCTATATTCATCCGCAGAACGGTCAGGAGTATCAGGAGTACTGGTTTAATAGAAGGGACTCACTTGCCTTAATTGCACAGCTTTCACCGCAACTGGTTGCTGCTTACTTGCGAGAGGGTAGGGAATCTAATGTGCGCACCCAAATATCAACCGACACTGATGGTAACGGCTACTGCAGTCTAACGGTGATTGAATGAGAGCATTGTTAAAACCGTATCCTCAGAGGGAGCTGGGGATCGTGCAGTTCGCGCTGCCGGCGGACATGGTGAAGTTCTTCAGCAGTAAACGCCTGCTGATCACCAATGAACCCGCTGACCTGCATACCGCGCCGGATGGCCTGGTGCCAGCAGAAGCACAATCACTTTCACGGGATCCGCGCCTGTCTGGTTTCCTGTCGTCTCCTGAAGTGATCGGGAAAGTCGGCGGCATGGCGGCGCTGACACTGTGGGTTAAACGCCACCGCGCCTGCGAGTGCCTGGACTACAACGGCGAATACCATCACCACGAACTGAATCAGGTTATCCGTGGTCGTGGCGTGGTCTGCCTGTGCTGGGCGCATGACAACGAGTTTCACGGCAAAGAGTCACCAAAACTGGACGCCACAGCGCAGGCGAACGCCGCCGAGTTCGTGACTGAAGCAATCCGGTACCGGTATGGCCTGCCTGATGGTCGTCACCTGACCTTGCCTGAATTGTGTTGGTGGGCAGTTTCGAAAGGGCTGGTGCACCTGCTGCCGGAAGAAGTGGTCTGCGCGGCGCTGGGGATGAAATACAACCCGCCCGGGGGCCAACGTAAAGAGGCTGACGTTAACCCGTGGGAGAAACAGCCCCGCGAAGAACTGGCGAACAATGTCAAACCCGTGCTGGCGCTGGCAATAGATCCAGAAACAAACGAGTCCTACATGCTTCTACCGAAGCGCCGTCGGTACGAAAACACGCAATACACTCAATGGGTAAAGCGCCAGCCATGCTGCGGCTGTGGCAGCGGTTCTGACGATCCGCACCACATCACCGGCAACGGCTTTGGCGGTATGGCAACAAAAGCGCATGATCTATTTGTGATCCCGCTGTGCAGACGGTGTCACGACTCACTTCATGCGAATACCCAGGCTTGGGAATCAGAACACGGTACTCAGGAATTTTTGGTGCTGAAGACATTAGACCGCGCGCTGGCGATGGGTGTTATCGCTACCGGCAAACAAAAATAAAAGTGTGGAGAGAATAATGCGTGATATTCATGAGACATTAGAGCTTTGGGGAGCATGGGCTGCCAGCGACAATATTGGCGTGGATTTTTCCCCTATTGCCGCAGGCTTTAAGGGCCTCTTGCCACAAAACGCAAAGTCACGATTACAGTGCGATGACGATGAAGGCATCATGATTGATAGCTGCGTCGCACGGCTTAAAAAATACAGGATGGAAGAGTATGAATTGGTAATTTTGCACTACGTATTCAATATTTCGCTAAGGGCGATAGCGAAGAGACGAAAATGTTCAGATGGTACTATCAGAAAGGAAATGCAGACTGCACAAGGTTTTATACTTGGTTGCTGTTGTATGTTAGATGTTTAATATTAAACCCGGCTAAAGCCGGGTTATTTCAAGCTGAAAGATAGCGATATGATTGTGGAGGTGTCACATTTTTACCTAATGTGGTAATCGGTAATGGTTCGGAAAATTTTTCCACGCTACCTATCTTAATAGCAAATGCTTTCTGACGACCTTCATAATATAGATCAAAAAATTCTTTTGATATGCCAGCGAATTTTTTCGTTTCCTTCCAAACTAAATCAGGATGGCCAGATAGGATTGATTCCACATGGAATTCACCAACTAATTTCCCGATAGGCATGGTGGCATATATTACGACGGTAGTAATATTTTCATTTTTGAATATACCCTTTCTAAATTCAAAACGCTTACTACCGTCTAGAATTTTTTCGGCAAATTCAGGTTTAATTGATAATAAAACTTTCATCGACTCTACCTAATTCAAGAATTTTGTTAAATTGCGCATCTTTTAACTCAAAATGGTTCCATCTATACCCATCAGTACCATTTAGTCCCGCGTCCTCTATAAGACTACCACGGGTAGGGCGCTTAGGCAAAGCAAGGTTGTAAGTAAAACGAATCACATAGGGAGATTTTTTTGAGCGATAAATTTCTCTTAACTCACCCTCACTAAAAATGCTAAATTTTCCGCAATAAGAAACGAAACTTCCTTCATCATTAAAATCATTAATAGTTTTAACACTTTCTACAACGCAAATTGAACTGGCTACTGCTCTAAAGAACGCCTTTCCTTTTCCGTCGCCCGTTCTATATATAATTATAATATCCCCTCTTTTCATTCTCATTACAGATCTCATTCCTGATATGTAAATTTTGTGGATGCTGTTTGTATGAGAAACATCTTGAACAATATCGGGTGAGTCAGTTATAAGTTTGGAATCAGGAAATAATCTTGTGTGAAATTCCGGATAGATTGCCAAAAGGTATTTCTTGACGTTTTTTTCAATAACTAGAGGGTAATCAAGAAGAACATCACCATTTATATCTTTGAAAGACCTGACATAGACTATCTCTTTTCCATTCGGAGTGTTTTTCTCACCGTGCTTGTAGAAACCGTATGTCTGAAATAACCGAATGAGATGTGCGTGCTCTTCAAAAACTGTCACGTAAATGTCTTCCGCCCCAGAGGAGATAGCTCTATCAAATGCTTTTTTTAAAAAACGCTGCCCACGTAGAGTTTTTTTTGATTCAAACTTGAATGTACCAATTTTGAGATGATTCGTTGCAGGCAATTCTGGTTCAATCCCGCCTCCATCATCATTTTCTTTGAGGTACATGAAACCTTCAATGGATTCGTCATCTCCATAAAGCACATAAGCAGACTCACCCTCTTTAGCTTTTTTTTCTAACCAATGAGGAAACTCAACATAGTTTGCTTTAAGGGAATCGAAAAAAGGATCGTTGTGATTAAACTTACTGAATGGTTGAAAAACTAAGTTATCCATGAGGCTTCCTCTGCTAAGTTATAATTTTTCTTTAGCTGTGTGTTACTTACCTACAAATATACGAAAAATGTAACGCGTACGCAAAAAGCATTGTAATCTGTTAAGAGTGGTCACGTAGTCACAAAGCTTAGACAATCTGAGAACCTCGCTCCGGCGGGGTTTTGTCTTTTATGGGCATATGATACGTTGATCCCGTTGCGGTGAATCCTACCTATGCGGTAGGGCTAATAAGCTATGCCCTCGTAGTGAAGACAGCGAACCACGGTTAGCTCACCAACGGTTCACCGGGAGGCACCCGGCACCGCAACAATCAGACAATGCTTTTCAGTCAGTGAAGATGGAATAACCTGGAGTGTCTGGAAAGCACATTCGCATGAGCGGTGCTGGCAAAATCTGCTGTAATGCCTCATATGTTTTGTATTCAGCAAGAATGCAAGCCTGTCGAAACAAACTCATCATCAACTTTAGATAAAGAAGACACTTCATTACGTTATGCCCTCTAATATAGATTTCTCTTGGTATTTAAATCATTGGAGGCGCTGTGAAGAGAAGGGTTTGGTTCGCTTGGCTATTTATGGTGGCATCTTTTGGTGGGTATGCGGATGGCGTTCACCACATAGACCGAAAGCTTGCACATGGTGCAGTGCCCCATTTCAACATTATCGACACCTCAGAAACGCCTGACGAACATATTAGTGAAAAAATGCATGAAAAAGCCGTAAGACATTGAAATATTAAAAATCAATACAAAACCTCGACGAAATGCGGTTTTTTTGCTTTCTGAAGGTTAGAAAATACACCAGTAAATGGATAGACCGCAGGCATCAGCCAATGCAGCAGTCATGATGCTGCCCTGAGTCGCAAAGTAACGCGAGCCTGTGTAACTACGGGTCAAGGTTTCTCTATCAAAAAAAGTTCCGGTAAAGCAGCGCGCCAGCCATACGCGCACCGGTTATCAGCGGCGAGGAGCGATAAATACCCAAGGGCATGAGCGCGGCCACTCCGAGAGTGTGAATCAGGATCATCCTCAGTTTGCTAAATGCCTGCTATCTTATGTAAAACATCACGTGAGACTATCGGCATGAAGCTACTGAATAACGAATTTGAATACAGAGAATGGATAGTAAAAGGCTACCTTCATTTGGATGAGGAGTTTCCTTCAGTTTTCGAACCTGACGAGCTTGAAAGAGAAATTCTGCGTCAGGCACCCAAAGAATTCCCTTGCCTTGCACAAATTGTAGAAGGCGAGGGTGGTTACTCCCTGCAGTCGGTTCAATTCATATATCGATCCCAGATAGAAGAGTGGGCAAAGCTGTTCGGCATTGTTAAATAGTCAAAATGAATATTCTAACGGGTTGCCTACGGGCGGCCTTTTTTATGCCCTCAATTCGGTTGTGAGGACAATAACAGCGATAAGGGGTTTATCAATGTCTGAGCCGGTATCAGCCAGCAGGATAGAACGATAGCGGTCGGCATGCTGACGCAGTACGCCAAACAGCACGCACCGAAGCATATCGGC